ATGGCTTATACAGCAATAAAGCTCATTACAAACGCATATTATTTATCAGGGATTGTTGCTCGTACATTGCAGTCCGTGTCCGGTGAGCAATTAGCTGACGGATTAGATTTGTTAAATGCGCTTCTTGCTGTGAAGTCGATACATCAAACGTTAATTCCATATTACCAGGAAGTTCCTATAAACGCTGTTGTTGGGCAGGAAAAGTATCTTGTAGCTAATTTATTAAATGCAGAAACTTTAACTTTTTATATAGATTCGGTTAGATATTCTATGATTCCGGTATCGAGGGACGTTTATTTTGGTTCTGCACGTGCAGATAATATCCAGTCTCTGCCATTTAGTTGGCACATGGAAAGATGTAAAGGTGGGGCTATCGTATATATTCACTTTTCCCCAGATACTGCTTATCCAATGAAATTATGGGGTAAACTTGGATTAACGGAAATAGCTACTGAAAATACTGATTTATTGTTAACTTACGATCATTTTTATATTGAATACATGCGCTATGCGTTAGCAGAATATATTTGCTCTGAATATAATATTTCTTTGCAGCCACAATCGCAAAAGAAATTAGACGATATTGAAGCGCAACTAAAAGATGTTAGCCCAATAGATTTACGTATTACCAAGTTTTCTACATTAACTAATGAAACAGGGATAAATTATGGTGATGTAAACCTTTCAAGAGGATGGAGACCGTAAACTTATGGCTAAACGTTCGCAAACATTAAATGAATTGCCACTAAAGATGGTTTGCTCCAACGTATTTGGTCGTTATCCAAAGATATCTACCCAGAAAGTTTATAATATGTTTCAAACCGATGGATGGATGGTAAATTACGCTGGTTATAAAAAAGCTGATACTATTGAAGATTCTGGACGTGGTCGCGGTATTTTCAATAGCACCAAGTTTAATCATTTGATTATTGTTATAGATAATAACGTTTATATAATAGATTCTTTTTTATTTGTAACAAAGGTTGGTGCCTTAGATACATTTAATGGCGATGTATTTATTGCTGAAAATGATGCCAGCCAGATAGCTATTTGTGATAAGAAAGACATATATATTTATGACTACAAATTAAGTACTTTCACTAAAGTTTCCTCAACAACGCTTGGTTTTACCCCTGGTTACGTAGATTTCCAAGATGGATATTTCATAGCCCCAGATACTAACGGTCCTACTTGGCATTTGTCGGCACCTAACAATGGATTAAGCTGGTCGGCTCTTGATAAGGGTGGATTCCAAACAAAGCCTGATAATCCTGTTGCATGTGTAAGATTTCCTGGCAGAGGAAGTGTTTTATTCGTTATGGGATCAACCGTTACTGAAATATGGCAAGATGTTGGATCGCAATTATTCCCATATCAAAGAAGTAGCGCGATTAATATAGATTATGGTTGTTTGAACGCCTCAACAATTGCCGCTGGTGACTCGTTCATTATATGGCTTGGAGTAAATGAGAAATCAGGTCCTACTATTTTAATGAGTACTGGTGGAGATGCTACGCAAATATCTAATGATGGAATTAACTATAAATTAGCTCAACTAAAAAACCCAAAGAATGCTTATGGTTTTCTATTTAAACAAGATGGGCATTTGTTCTACCAGCTAACATTCCCAGGAGCTGAAGATAATTTCACGTTGATTTACGATATAAGTTTGCAGAAGTTTTATTTTCTATGTGATGAATACATGAATTGCCATATAGCAAAGCGCATGGCTTATTTTAACAATAAATATTACTTCATTAGTTTTAATGATGGTAATTTGTATGTATCAGATAGCACATACACTACTTTTGATGGTAAGGAAATACCAAGAATTATAATACCAGATGGTGTCAGACAGCATGACGCATCACAATTTATTGTTAATAGCGTAAGTTTTATTATAGAGCAGGGTATGGAAAACGAGGAGTCGTTGTTTGCGGTTCCTAATTTGTATAAAGGAGCAATAAATACTTCTGCTGATTTTCCAGTAGCAGGAACACCTGTTAGCGGTTGGTATTATACGGTAGAGGCTTTAAGCGTTACTGATAACGATCCAACTAAGACAAATACTGGGCAATCATTTGTTCCATGCGAAATAGTTTGGAATGGCACTAGATGGGACACGATACAAGCATTGACCCCGAGAGTAGACTTATCTTTATCGAGAGATGGAGGAGTTAGTTTTGGTAATTCTGTGGGGATGTGGTTACAACCAGTATCTAAAAGACAGAATAAGTTTGTATATTTTAATTTAGGTTTTTGCAACGAATTCGTTCCCCAGTTCAGATTTTGGGGTACTAGTAGATTTGTAGTTAATGATGGCATAGTGGCGATATATCAATGAACATACCAAATTTTTCTACATCGCAAATAGTAAATAAAGACGGTGCCTTAACTGACGAGTGGCAGCAAATATTTATGCAATTAATTTCTGAATTGCAAAAGAATGCTTCAAACGAGGGGGTTATTGTTCCTCAACAAGCTACTACGGATATTACTAGATTGGAGAGCCAGAAATCAATAGGCGCAATTCTTTACGATCATGTTACGGATAAATTTAAGGCTTGTTTTAAGAAAACAGTTGGTTCTGTAATTACAGGAGAATTTAAAGAACTAGCATCGGTGACAAGTTCCGGTCTATCTGCTCATTCAGTAATAATGACCGATGCTAGCGGTAATTTGACAACCGGTCTAGTATCTAGCACAGAATTATCTTACTTAGATAACGTTACATCTAATATACAGACGCAATTAAATGGTAAGGAGCCAACAGTAACCGCAGGTACAAGCAGCCAATATTGGCGCGGCGATAAAACTTGGCAAACACTTGATACAAGTATTGTCCCTGAAAATACTAATTTATATTACACCGATGCACGTGCAAGAGCATCTTTTAGCGAAACTGCAACTGGATTAACTTATACGACAGCTACAGGTGTTTTGAGTTTAACTACAGGATATGTTATACCAACCTCAACCCAGGAAACTAATTGGGGTACTGCGTATACAGATACATCAAACGCTACAGCATTAAATACAGTAAATACTATTGTTAAACGCGATGCTAGCGGAAGAACGGCGGTAAGTTTACAAGATGATGTAGCTACACCGGTATTATCGCTTGACCATAATAATAGATGGTTGTGCCAGACGTCCGGAGGGAAAGTTCTTGGTTGGGGTGGTTCTAATTTAGAAATTTATGACGATAGTGGAAATACTAAGTTTTCATTTGAAAGATCAACTGGTCGTCTTTCAATGATTGGCTTAATTCTTAGTGGCGAGGCAACTTTAAGTAAATATAATTCTGTTAAATCCAATGTGGCATTTAGTGGTATTTGGGCGGCTAGCCAAACTAAAGAATTGCAAATTCAAATTGTGGGAAGTGTTGTTACTATTTTGTTTCCGTCTTGTTCGGCTACGGCAACAACAGCATCTTATATTAGTGCTACACTTCCGGCTCCTTATTATCCTGGTAGCGAAACGCTTTATATGTTTATTCCAAGAACAGTCGATAATGGGACAAATGCAAGCGCACCGTCCTTATTAACTTTAGATACGCATGGTGCGCTAAAAATATATAACGGAACTGGAAACTTTACCGGCAGTGGTTCGTCGGGGTTCCAATCATTTTGTTTAACATTTCATAACGCATGAGTAATTTATATGAGTAGACCAGATACATTGATTTTATCGTTAAATGATGTGAAAAAAGAAATTAATTTGCAAATAATGCACTGTACAGTAACTCTAAATAAGATTAGAGAGACTTCGGAAGATGCAAATTACGATACAGATGCTACAGCACTAGAGAAGAGTAATATTTCTAGCTTAGATACATTGATAACTAATGTACTAGCCGCTTTGGAAGCGGTTGTTTGGGAATAACAATGATCTCCATAAAAGATGGACGTAACGATTTAGCAATGATAGCTGAAATAATTAATAAAGATGGTTACAAAGAATGGATTATTGATAAAGAAGGTGATGTAACAGAAAGTGATTTAGTAGCAAGTGGAATTACATATTATTTATTTGATGTTTTTGGTGTGGTTGCTGGGTTTTGCGCGTTTAGGCAAATAACAGATGATATAAGTATTTGTGATGTAGCTTTTTTAGAAGAGTTTAGAGGTAAGATTGCTAAAGAAATATCGTTAAAAGCAATAAGAAAATTTAAACAAGAGAGTTCTTGTAATATATTAATTACAAGGATTAGTAAGAAAAACAAACGATCTTTGTATTTTGCAAAATGGTTAGGGTTTGTTAAATATTTAGATGACGATAATTACATTTATTTGAGGTTAATACTATGGGCGGAGTCTTCGGCGGTGGTGGATCCAATCCATCAGATGCAGCAAAAAAATATTTAGACCAAATACCTGGAACTATAACTCCATATTATCAGCCTTATATAAATGCTGGCCAGGGAGCTATGGGGGATTTACAATCGCAATATCGACAGTTATTAAGCGACCCTACAGCTATTATGAATTCTATTGGTGGTAAATTCCAGCAATCACCAGGGTATCAATGGAATGTTAATCAGGCGACTGATGCAGCTAATAAAGTATCTCAAGCTGGCGGAATGGCAGGAACCCCAATGGAGCAACAGCAACTAGCTACTACAGTACATGGTTTGGCTAATAATGATTATCAACAGTTTATGAACCAAGGCCTAGGTTTATACGGACAAGGTCTTAATGTGGCAGGAGATATAAATCAGATGGGTTATGGCGCGTCTAATGAGCTGGCTCAAAGTTTAGCCAATAATTTAGGTTCACAAGCGCAAAACGCGTATATGGGTGCCGATTATTCAAACAGACAATCAAAAGGTATGTTTGGTGGTATATTAGGTGCTGCTGGGAATCTGTTTGGAGGCCCGCTTGGAGGCGCGCTTGGAGGCGCGCTTGGTAATGGCATCAGTAGTCTATTTGGAGGCGGAAATAGCGGTGGTGGATATGGACGTTATGGAGGTGGTGGATATGGTGGATATGGGCAAGGAAGCGGTGGAATGAGTTGGCAGGATTTACAGAATTATTTACCACAATCTGATTTTCAGTTTTAAACAAAAATGAGTTACGAGGTAATTATGCCGATACAACCAATGACTTTTCAATACCTACCTGATGCCAACCCATTGATGACCGGGATGAAGCAAGGTACAGATATTGCCAGTGCTTTTATGGACAATTTACGCAAGTCTATAGCCATGAAATATGACGATAAGAATCAGCAAGCGGCATTAGCCTTGGCTCAGGCTCAAGTTCCTCACCTACAGGCTCAGACTCAGGAAATATTGCAAGGTCAAATCCCTTATCAGCAAGCTCAGGTAAGAGGTATAGACCAAGGACAGATTCCATTAGATCAAGCACAGGCAAGAGATATTTATCAGGGAAGAATTCCTTTGCAGCAAGCACAGGCAGCTGCGGCAAGAGCTAGAGCTAATCCATTCAATAACCCAGAAGGGATGCCTGACTTAATAAAAGCTCAAATGTTTTATTCGCATATAAAAGACACCTTCGGAGAAGACAGTCCGCAAGCTAAAGAAGCTTTGAATAATTATAGAATGATGCAAAGTACAGCAACGGCGCAAACATCGTGGAAAGATCAATTGGCGCAAAGCATGATGTTTAGAGCGTTGCCGAATATATCTAAAGAAATGCTTGGGCAACAACAGGTATCTTCCGGAGTTCAGCCTTCAGCAGTTTATAGCCTACCTGTTGGTGGAATAGACTCAAGAACATTTACGCCGGCTATGGGACAACAGCCCCAAGCAAATTATAGTCGTCCATTTGGACAATCATTTTCTCCACAACAACAACAGCCACAGCTAATGCAGGGGCAACCACAGCAACAGCAACCGCAACAACAACCGCAAGCTCAGCAACAGGTTCAGCAGCCACAAGGGCAACCATATCCTCAAGACGGTGGGATTCCTCTCAACGCGCCTGCGGATATGCAAAAATCTTTGTATAACAATATAGCAAAGACTATTGATACTCCTGTTAAAGCTCAGCAATTGGCGGCAAGCAACCCATCGGTGGCTGCTAATTTAGTTGCTAATGGTACAGATCCACTAACATCAAAAGAAATGGCAGGTTTTTATACAAATAAGTTAATAAAAGAAACCGGAACTGCTGATAACATGAACAAGATATTGTACGGTTCGCAAGTACAGCAAAGTATTGCCAATATGTTGCCTTATGAAAAAGCTATGGAACAGTACAGCGGTGGACCTGGGCAGCTTAATCTTTTAGCAGATAAAATAAAATCAGGAACGTTCCGTAAGGATAGCCCTCAATATCTGGCTTACCAAGGTTATGTTTCGACTTCAACCTCTACGGCAGAACAGCTTATTAACTATTGGGGAACTAGCATACAACCAGAATCATTAAAGAGACTAACTGAATTAACAAATCCAGCGGCGTGGAATAGAAGTCCTGCGGCGGCAAGAGCATCATTAAATGGGTTTCTGCAAAACTTTAATTCAGAGCTTAACCAACGTAAAAGGGCAACTATTGACCCTAACGTTTATTTGCCAGATGGCGGCGATAGCGATAGCGATCTTGCCGGCACAACTCCCCAGCCGACTATGCAGCAATCTGCTGATTACCTCTCAGGGAAAGGCGCGAATAAGCTAGCTAATTCTATAGCCGCAGCGACATCAAAATCTGGGGGTAATGGTGCGCAATCACAAAATACAGCAAATATGGTAAGAATAATTAAACCAAATGGTGAGCATGTAATGATTCCGTCCAATAACCTAGAAAAAGCAATTAAGTTGGGCGCGAAGAGGGCATAATAATGGCAGATGAATTTGACAAATTAGGCGCCGTTCCAGTTCAGGATAACCAAAGCCAAGACCCTTTCGCACAACTTGGCGCGGTTCCGGCGCAACCATATTCTCTTCTCGACCCTAGTAAAGTTAATGCAAATATTGGAAATAGAATGGTTGGGGATATATTTGCTGGAGCTGGTCAGGCATTGCAAAGTACCGCCAACTTACCTTCGGATATTGCTCGGTTTGCTACTTCCTCGGCTCAAATCCATCCTCAAATAACTCAAGCCATATTATCATTGTTAACAAATAAAGGTATGGGGCAAATGGGACAGCAAGCGTTAGCTAGTCCGCAAGCACAACAAGGAGCTAATTTTTTACCTAGAACAGATATAGACATGAGTTCATTGTTTGGTGTTACTAACCCAAATATTGCAGATAAAGCATTGCAAGCGGCTACTCCATTAGCGACATTAGCCCCTGAAGGGGCAGAGATGGCAGGAGCTGCTTTGCTTAGAAAGTTTCCTGGGTTGAGTGGTGATGTTGCTAAAACCGCATTGCCATCCGCTTCTCTTTTGGAACAACCAGTAACTAGCGCGTTAGGTTCTGCTCCTGGTAAATTAGCGCAAATGTTAAATCCAAAAAAACTTTCTGATTATATAGCTCAATCATTGGGAGAAGGGCAGGGAGTAGAGGGTAATGCTAAAGCAACGGCTTCCAGAATAAAGGCTGCCGCTGATAGCGTACAGAAAGATAGTAGCGAGCTATACCAACCAATTCACGATGCTATGAATGGAACAACTATAGACGCTAGTAGTTACGATCCGGCTATGGCTATGGATACAAAATTATCAGAAGGTGGTTTTACACCTAATTTACGAACAGTAAATATAAAATACTTGAATGATCCAAGTTATGATAATGCGCATAAGTTGCAAAGCGATTTAGGAAGAGAAATAAGGTCGCTAACAGAGCAAAAACAAATGAAGACTTTAGATAGTGTAGGTCAAGCAAGATTGGAAAACTATACTAATTATAGAGAAGCATTAAAAAATGATATTTATAAAACAGCCGATCAAGTAAAGCCTGGGCTAGGGGACCAATATAAAAATGCAGCACAGCATTACTACGATAATGTTACACCTTATTTTAGTAACGATTCGTTAGCCGAAATATCTTCTGGATTAGAAAAGAATCCAACACCTTCAGCTATATCTAAAATATTCAAATCACCTTCTGACACTTTAAGCAAGGTAGTGGAAAAGTCAGGTATAAAAAATAATATTTTATATAACGAATTAGGTAAATACACGCCACGCTCTTCGGCTGATAATTTCTTGAAAGCTTCTGGGAAACTAGACGAAAAGGGTTTGGGGTCGTATGTTGATAGCAATTTACAAACCCAATTATCTCAATTAGAAAAAGCATTAGCATCATCTAAAAGAGCAGGAACTATTGGTAAATGGGCTGCTGGAACTACAGCGGCAGGTGCATTGGGGATACCTGTTATAAACAAATTACTTTAAGAGAATAGAGGTCACGACATGGGTTTAAATACTAAATACATACCATCTAAATACTTCCAAGAATATTTGGTGGATAAAACAACAGGATTACCGTTAGCTGGCGGCGTTGTGACCTTTTATAAAGATCAGGCGCGCACTCAATTAAAACCAGTGTTCCAGTTAAGTGGATCGCCTCCAAACTATAGCTATACAAGTTTAGGGGCAACAATAACTCTTAGTTCTGTTGGTACGGTTCAAGACGGAAGCGGAAACGACATTATTCCTTATTTCTATCCGTATGATGATAACGGTAATACAGAATTATATTATTATACTGTTTATAGTGCTTTAGGTGTGTTTCAATTCAGCCGAGAAGGTCAACCTAATGCAGGTTCTTCTGCTACCGATACATCGGATGTTGAAAGCTTTGTGGCTAACGGACAGTTTTTAGTACATAACGATATCTTGGAGGAAGGAGTTGTTACAGGTAGGATAACCTCTGATATTACTGATATTGCTCAAGGCGGTTGGACTTTTGAAAGATCAGCAGGAAGTACTGCTGTTGATTTTGTAACGTTCCCTCGTTTTGGTTCTGCTGTCACTAATCCAACAGCAACACCTCGATATGCAGTTAGAATGTATTGCCAAACAGCAAGCGTTGGGGACTTGTTTAAAGCGATTAGGTTGAAATATAACGATGTAAATAAATTTACTTCCCCTGTAGACCAGATATATACGATATCTTTTTCTGCTGTTAGCAATTTAACTGGGAGCGGTTCTTTGTCAATTTATTTGATAAAATATTATGGATCAGGAATTGGGGTTAGTCCTACGGAAAGAATACTTATTAAAGATTTATCGATAAGTACATCGTATACCACTTATAACGTACCAATTACTTTCCCGAGTAATGATGGAAAATCAATTGGAGATAATGATGATGATTATATACAAATCAGTTTTGAGTATTCCACATCGTCAACTTCTGATATATCATTTACAGACGTAGTATTAGCCGAGGGTAATTTAGAGATAAACCAATATCCTGTTGAACCTGCATTTGTGACTGTTTATAAGTCATTGGCTGGGTTTTTACCAGTACCAGCATATGATGGTAGCGATTTAGAATTGCCGCTGTTATTAAGCTCTTCTGGGCTTAAATATGACAGAGGACATATTGGACGGAAATATGATTTAGGAATTCCTTATGATCCATTAATTCATACCAATATGCTATATGCTGATGGAACTTCCTATGATACTTACGGGAAATCAGCTACTGGAATCCCATATAAAAGATTGAGAGACGCTTTAGCGCTTTCCTATGCTGGCTATACTGGTCAACCACGATACGGCACGGGGATAGATAGATGTACAGCAACTCGGCATGCTACGGCTAATATTGGTTACATAGTAATAAATACTCCTAGTAGTGCAGCACCTAACGCATCAGACGGAGCGGTGCCAACCGGATTTACTTTTGCTAATAGCACTTTCTATACTGGGTTCAAGGCTACTCAAGTAACCTATCTTGCTGCTAGCGCAATAACCGCAGGAGCTTATTTTAAATTTTATGATAATGCGTCACGAGAATATATTGTTTGGTATAAAAAAGATAATGTTGGAACGAAACCAGTTGTATCTGCTTATAAGTTTATGGAGATTGATATACTCTCAACCGACACGAATGAAAATGTTAGAGACAAAACTAATACTGTAATCAACTATCATTACTTTGCTGTTCCTGATTGGAGGGGTGTGTTCTTTAGGATGAAAGACGGTGGTCGGAAAATGGACCCGGATAGATTGGTGCGTCTTTTTGGTTCTAATTATTCTACCCTTTATTTTGGTATTGATGGTGATAATGTTGGTTCGGTGCAATATAGTGATATAGTAAGTCATATACATGGTCTGAATGGAGATTTCTCACACGAGCCTGCTGGTGGCGCTGGTGCTGGAAGTGGCTGGTGTGCTGTTCCTGGAACACAGTCAACAAATGCTGCTGGCGGCCATGAAACGCGTCCGGTTAACTATTACATAGATTGTGCAATAGGATTTTAATTCAAAAAAGGTGAAAAATTATGATAAGTTTATTAGATGCAGTAGATTTAGATACTGATGGTGCCTTAGTTACGGCCACTGTTTATCCAAAAATAATTGCTGTGTGGGCTACAGATTTTGGTGGTGGTACTATTAATTTAGAAACATCGCCAGATGCTGGCGTTACATGGATCCCTATTACAAGAAACGGTGTGGCACTTACTTATACTACTAATACTGTAGACCAAATAACGGGTCTTATTGCTCAAGGTTTCCCAGTCAGGGCAACTCTAACAGGCTCTACAACCCCGACTGATGTTAGCGCAGCTCTATATGAATTTTTAGGTTAAAAATAAAGGTGAAATATGACAATGTTAAATTTAAATAAAGATGTAAAAGGAACAAACACATTTGGACGTGTGCCATCTGAACTAAAATATAGTTCTGTTCTTACGGTAGCGGCAGGCGAGGCATCTATAACAGTGCCTTCAAGTAGCGCAAAATGGCTAGCTATATTTTCGTATGAGCCAGGCGCCGTTGTTTGGGTGGCAGTAAACGCCTCTGCTATTGGCGCAGTTGGAACAACATTCACAGCTACCGGTTCAGAATTGAACCCTGTCGCTTATGAGTTAAATGGTGGAGATGTTGTACACTTCTTAACCTCGGATGTTTCAGCAGCGATGGGAGTGTCTTTATATGCTTTATAACAATAGTAAATTTTGTGCAATAACTGAAGCATTATCAATTAATTTATATGAAGAATATAAATGGGATGATGCTAATATTTCCCCTCCTAAGTTATATTTTTTATTAGATAATCTTGGCGATGAATTATTAGACCACAGCGGCGAAGAATATTTAAATACTTACTA